CGACGCTCTTCCGATCTCTTTATATTTTTCACCAATGTAATCTCATATGGCCTTCTGCTCTACTTGGCCTTCCCTTCCCTGTTCTGGTCCTGGTTTTTGCTTTTTTGTTTGTTTGGTCCTGGTTGTTATTTCTGTTTGTTTTAGCTTTAACTTTTGGTTTTGCTTTGATTTTGGTTTTGTTCTGGTTGCTGGTTTTGCTTCTCTTTTGTTTCTTGTTCCTCATTTTGCTTTGTTTTGTTTTGCGCGAATGAAGGTGGGTTGGGGCTGCTACCTGCCGTTGTTGGGGTCGGGGCTTTGCCTGCTGAGGTGGATGCGGAGCATGGGCATTCTGGTCCGGTGTGGTGGATGGGAGGAGGAGTCGAAGCTTGGAGACAGAGACGGGACAAGCAGGGCAGAAGGGGCTGGTGAATGGAGAGGTGGTCACTTTGGATTAAATGCTTAAGTCCCCAGTGATCTGGACATTCAGAGCATTCCCAGTGACCTGGAATACATTGACGAATGGGCCTGCCTTGCTGAGGAAGGTTTGGTGAAGCAGGTGCTCTATTGGCACAATGGGCTCATTCTTCCACTCAGGGTATCCTATGGTGTACTCCTTGAAGAGGTTCACCACCGTGTCTGCGGAGGGGTTGTTGCCATCAGTTCGAAGGTTCAAGATGTATCTCTTGGAGAAACCTCCATTAATCATCTTGCTTGGCTCACTCACAGGGAAGGCTCCAAAGCAGGCAGTCATGTCATCCATTCTCCCAGCAGTCAGCACACCGGGGTGTATGTGGATTGGCTCCTCCTGGAGGGTAGAGAATAGATCAGGGAAGTTCTGTGCCCACTTAAAGGGACTGGCCTTTAGCTGTTTAGTCAGCTTGGCTTTGCCGGCATCTGAAAAGCCAAACTGGTAGAGCATGTTTGAAAGAGAAGGAAATGTTCGCAGAGTTACACCAGCTTTCCAAGCCCAGTAAAAGCTGGAGAAGACACTGTCCAAAGCAGAACCCTGCTGAACAAAACCATCCGAGTTAACTGCTCCGCTTAGGAACACTTCAGCTTCACCAGGCAGATCCTTGAAAAGCTGAGCAAGTTTCCCACAAGCAACTGTGTCATAGTCGCCCACGGTCATGCCTGCCCTTGCTGCCACTGCCATGGCTCCCAGCTTAGTGATCGCCTCAGCCTTTTTTATGTAGCCCCTCTGGATGGCGCTTGCTAGCCCAGTCGCTGCCAGCTTGTGTCCTTTCTGGTTTTCCTTCCACCAGTCACCCCAAGGGCATGGAGCAGTCCAATCTCCCAGAAGTATCCAGTCACTTAACGGTTTTGCGTGCTCTGCTGGGGCACGCACTGCCTCATTGTCTTTGATGCCTAAGGCTTCCTTGCGCCTGCGCACCATGTCCTCCAGTATCTGTCTGATGTCTGTCACATTCCTGCTTGTGACGGAGTACACCTTCATCACTGAATCAGTACTGGCCTCCGTGAACTGATTGATGAAGTACCCAGTGTCAGACCTCCATTTCAGGGCAGCTTGTTGGTACTGCCTCACTTCTTCAGGAGTGGGAAGCCTTGCCTTCAGCTCTTCGTACTTCTGATGCCACTCCATCACTGGAAGGTCCTTGTTCTTTTCAAACCACTGAAGACCTCTATTGACTGTGCCGTTGCAGCTAGTCCATGCACATTCATAGATTGGTGCACAGAACTTGAGATGCTCTCTCATCAGCTTAGCAATGATGGAGTCATTGTACTTCTTCTCGCCTGGCTTCCACTGCTGGCTCCCAATGATGGTGCTGATGAGAGCTGGGGAGTTGGTGAAGAGCTTTTCTAGAATGATGCCTTCATGAGCCAGCCCCCCGAACCAGGTGTCAAGTCCGGCTTTATTCGTGAAGTCTAGCTTAGACACAGCCATTTTATTAAACGCCCAAAGAAAATCGAACAAGCACCGAAAACAACAAAATGTTCAAGAGAACAAGTTGCTTTAGGTTTTGGTGTGCAG